TAGAATTGAACGATTAAGATCCAAAAACAATCTAAAAAAAGAAAGAAAATGAGTAAACTATTTAATCAAACAACATTCAATAAGGTTGGAAAAAGTCTTATAGACTTATCACATGAAAAAAAGCTAACTATGCAGATGGGTGACTTAGTTCCTATATTCTTAGCTGAAACTGTTCCTGGTGACAAATTCAGGATTAACACAGAAACGCTAATTAGATTAGCACCTATGGTAGCACCTGTTATGCATAGGTGCAATGCATATCTTCATTTCTTTAAAATACCAAATAGGTTATTATTCGATAAATGGGAAACATTCATCACCGGAGGTGCAGACGGAAAGCAGACGGCAGTTATGCCATATATTACTCAGAAAGCAACAGATGAACCATACTTTGCAAAGGGTTCATTAGCTGATTATATGGGAATTCCTGTTACTGATCCTGCTGTTCCTCTAGTAAACGGAGCAGATTTAAACCTTTTACCTTTCAGAGCTTATCAGTTAATCTATAACGAGTATTATAGAGATCAAAACCTATCACAACCTGTTGGAATAACAAAAAACGAAGGATTAATATTAGGTCAGGAGATGATTGATACAATACAGTTACGAAAGAGATCATGGGAAAAAGATTATTTTACGTCGGCAATGCCATGGAGTCAGAGGGGAGACGAAATTCTACTGCCTGTTACATCAGCAGATGAAGCAAGTAAAGTTTATATGACTCCGGGACATGGTGTCCCTGCCGACGGGCCATTATTAGTTGAAGAAGGTAAATTAACAGTTGTACCCACGTTTGTAAATATCGAAAATCCTATACAGATAACCATTAATGATCTCAGGCGGTCAGCAAGACTTCAGGAGTTTCTCGAAAAAACTGCCAGAGGAGGATCAAGGCTAACCGAAGTGGTTAGGGCTTTCTTTGGAGTTAAGTCATCAGATGCAAGGTTACAGAGGCCGGAGTTTATCGGCGGTTCACGTCAACCTATAACAATATCGGAAGTATTAGCAACATTTGATAGTGCAGAAACAGCAGGAGCTACAATGTATGGCCATGGTATGTCAATTGGCAATTCCAAGTACATTAATACATTCTGTGAAGAGCATGGCTGGATAATTGGAATTATGTCAGTAATGCCAAGAACTGCTTATCAGCAGGGCGTTCCAAAGTTATTCCGTAAGTTCGATAAATTCGATTTATATTGGCCAACATTTGCACAATTAGGTGAACAGCCAGTTGAAGATATGGAGCTCTACATGGACTATTACGGTGCAGGATGGCAAAATAATACCTTTGGGTATCAAAGTAGGTATTCTGAGTATAAGCAGATACAAAGCTCCGTCCATGGAGATTTTAAGGATAATCTTAATTACTGGCACATGGGTCGTATATTCGATTCAAAACCAGCATTAAACGAAGCATTTGTAACGTCAGACCCAACGCAAAGGATATTTGCTGTTACTGATACAGACGTCCACAAACTATGGGTTCAGTTGTATAATGATGTTAGGGCAATTCGTCCAATGCCGTATTTCAATAACCCTATCCTGTAAGTCAAATTATAGGGTATTAAGGCACGATCTCCCCTATTAGAGTACCCAACTACCCGAAAAGGGAGTAAGTGTCTTAAAACGCTTAAAAAGTGCCTTAAAATGAATTTAACTAAAAACAATAAATTATGCCACATCCTAAAAGAGATATATTAAATTCAATTATGTCCATTGGAATAATGTTCCTAGTCGGTGGCTGTGTAACATTAATACTGATCAGTGATGATTTGCGAAGCACTAAAACTAAAAAAGAAAATATAAGATTTTTAATTAACACGTCGGTAGTGAATAACAATCAAACACCCACGCCCGTTATAAAACCACATAATAACGGCGAAACACAAACGAACCACGATAACAAACAGGTTAGCGACACAACCGAGGCAAAAGAAGCGAACAAAGGACGAAGGACGCATGGAGCAAGTCATTGCCGAAAGTAGAGCAACCTGTAAAGTGAGTGATGTGAGTAAAAAATAAAAAGTTTTTAAACAAGTAAAAAATTAAATATATGAAACGTAAACCTCTAATATTCAGAACAAATTACAATCAGATAAAACTATTATCAGATAAGGAAAAAGTTGATCCTATAAGTGTAACTGTTCCAAATGAAACATATAGTCTTAAAGATATAGTTGAAAGATTCTCAAAAGAGTATCCAAAACAATTACTTAGGACTGGGTACTATGACGATTCAGAAGGAGATATAGATTTCGATGATATCGACCCTACAAGATCACCTGATTTTGACCTATCAGATTCTATCGAATTAAAAAATAAATTATTCGAAAAAGGTTATAAGGAAAAAGCCAAAAAAACACTTGAAAATGTAATAGAAACACCAAAAATAGACGTAGTACAAAAACCTGAAACAGAGACAGATATAACATTGCCCTAACAATCCATAACGCTACACCTTAGTTCATTTATATAGCGGATTGACACGGGCAATCTAAAAAAACAATAAAAAAACAGTAAAATGGTAGGACAATTATTATCAACATTAGTAGGAATTGGTCAATCTTTGATAGACAGAAAAACCAGTCAGATGAACATAGATAAAACATGGGAAATGAACAAATCTATGGCTCAGGATGAATACCAAAAAAATATCGATATGTGGAATAGGGCAAATGAGTATAACACACCAAAAGCACAGATGGATCGATTTACAGAAGCAGGATTAAACCCTAATCTAATTTATGGACAGGGTTCATCCGGTAACACAGCAACACAGTTACCTAAGTATACAGCACCTCAGGCTAACTTTAATTACAAACCTTTAAGCATAGCACCCATATTAGGAATGTATCAGGATTTCACATTAAAGCAGGCTCAGATTGATAATGTTAGAGAACAAAACAAAGTAATAAAAGCAGAAGCAGCAATAAAAGAGGCAGATGCATGGAACAGAAAAGGAATTAATACATTAAAAGCAAGGTTATTAGATCAAGGTTATAGTCTTAAACAAATAGAGCTAAAACTAAAAGGTATCTTAACCGGAGAGCAGGACGTTCTACCTGATTCATATGGTATCAGAGGAATAAGTAACTACATACCCTCTCCCGCTATGCAGAGATCATTTGAAGCAACAGTAGGACAAAAAGAGATAGGTTTAGCACGGTGGAATGCTGATATCAAGAGATTACAAGTAGATACAGAGTATAAACAGAAACAGATCGATTTCATGCTATATGATCGTATGTCAAAAGTATTTGGTAACATTATGCCGAAATTGAATATTTCAAAAAGAGTTCGTTAGTATTAATTTAAAAAAATTAGCTATGCGTTACAGAAGGTCTTACAGAAGGAGTTCAAGAAGATCATTCAGAAGGATTCCCAGAAAAGGTAAAAGAATTCGCAGGTACGTTGCAAGTCGAGGAGGAATAAGACTCTAGAAATGGAATGTCTAAAACCTAGGGGGATATCAAATCCCAAAACAGGTTTATCAATGCGTGTTAGGTGTGGAAAATGTCTACCATGCAGACAATTTAAGGCAGGGCAATGGACTGTTAGGTTACAGGAACAAATGAAAGATTCTGTTGGAAACTGGTTCATAACCCTGACCTTAAATGATGAGAATTTAACCTATGGAATCGATCCCATATCGCCAACTCTATCAAAAAGAGATTTACAGTTATTCTTTAAACTGTTAAGGCGTCACTATCCTGATCTAAAATTTAAATATTATGCAGTTGGGGAATATGGTTCTAATACAAAAAGACCACATTACCATATGATTCTATTTGATACAAAAATCAAGGATAAAAACGAACTCAACTGGATGTTGTTAGGTTCATGGAACAAAGGTTTCCATCATATCGGAGATGTAACACAATTTTCAATTAGGTATGTTGCAGGGTATCTTGAAAAAGGTATTTACGGAGAAACACCATCATATGAAATACAGAGGGAGTTTTCATTAATGTCAAAAGGACTTGGTATAAACTATGTAAATAGAACAAAAAAGTATCACAATGAGAATGAAAAGTTTGAATATCATACCGGAGGAGGAGATTTCATTAGCCTTCCTAGGTATTACAGGGAAAAAATATTTTCCGATGAAGAGAGGCAAAAATATGCCGAAACAGTTGCGGATCAATATGCCTCCCGTCCCTCCGGTTTACAAAATGAAAGGAATTCATTAAGAGCTAGAATTGAACGATTAAGATCCAAAAACAATCTAAAAAAAGAAAGAAA